TTGATGCCGCGACTCGACGTGATGGCAGAGTCCCCGACTCGAATCGCCACGGAGGCGTCGGTGTTGGTGACGATGGCCGCATCCCGGTCAGGGCGCTCGGCAATGACGACGGCCGCGCTGCTCGTGACCGTCGCATCGGCAAAGGTGACGATCTGGTCGGGCCCGATGTTGATTCGCTTCTTGGCGCCCATGTCGGCTCCTAACGGTTTCGGTGAGGCGCGCGCGCCCGTTCGTGCTCGTTAGTGTAACCGATAGGGGTTGACTAGCCTAGAGCGCGGAGGGTAGGTGTCGGGCGCCTAGACTTAGCCAGCCGCATGAACGCAATCGCGCTGGCATCGACCTGATCCTTGTATCGCCCATTCGGGAACAGCCCAAGCTCCTCCAGATAGGCCGGCGTCCAGTCTCGGTCGAGGACGGCGACGTTCCCGTGCTCGCACTGAACGGCGAACGGCTGCGCGCGAGTCTCCTTGCTGCCCTGCCCCGCCGCTGGCACGGCATGCGCGTTGTAACCGTCAAGGTTACGGATGGACAGGCGGGCGATGTCCTTCCCCGAGGAGCCCGGCTCCTGTTCCATGACGATTTCGGTCTCGGTCCCGTCCGCGTCGGCAGTCGTTCGGATCAGGGCTTCCCGCGCGCCCACGCTCAACTGTTGGCGGGCGACATGGGCCACGACGTACCGATAAGGCGCGGTGCCCTCCTTGAGCCGGAGGATTCGGACTCCGGCCGTGTAAGCGCCCCCGCCGTCCGTGCCCGCCTTGTCCCATCCTCGGCACGTCGCCTCGACCACTGCACCCTCGGGGATGTGTTGGATGACCGGGATATTGCCAACCTGGAACATGCCGCCCTCACGCGGGACTGGGCGCTGCTGAAGCTGGCCTGCTGCGGCATAAGAGCCGAGGATTTCCTTATCGCGGTCGACCACCTCGCGCGGGAACCGCTCGGGGAACAGCAGTTCGCCGTCCTCCTTGCGCCAGTCCGTCCAGCCTATCGATGTCGATGAACGCCGCTCCGCCTCGAACTCCATCGGCAAGCACAGGTGCTCGTATCCGTAATCCGACGCGATGATATGCCCGGACGGGTCGTTCTCGTGCAGCCGCTGCATGATGATGATGACGCGAGAGGTCCGAGGGTCGACAAGTCGTGTCGGCAGCGTCTCGCGGAAGATGCGGACGGCCTTGGCAAGCTCGACCGGACTATTCGCCTTCTCGGGGTTGAGCGGGTCATCCCAGACGACGATATGCCCGCGCCGGCCCGTCATGGATGCCACGGCGGTCGCCTGCCGGAACCCGGTCGCTGCGTTCTCGTAGTAGGTCTTTTCGTTCTGGTCGCCTACCAGCTTGACCGGCCATCGCTCCTGATACCAGTCGGAGGCGACGAGGCGGCGCATGGTGCGCGAGTCGCGCGTTGCCAGACCCTGCTCGTGGGCTGCGCCGATGTAGCGTAACTCGGGCCAGCCGTGCGGCCCCCACGCCCACGCGGGCATGATGACGCCCGTGCTCATCGACTTGGCGCAACCGGGCGGGATGTTGATGAGGAGCCGTTTGATTTCGCCCCTAACAACTGCCTCAAGGTGCTCACACAAGGCGTCGAGGACGCGCCCCCATACCAGCGGCGTGCCCGGCTCGATCACCGGCCAGCACGCACGCCAGAACGCACCCATGCTCTCGGCCGAGTCGATCTTGTCGAGCGCCCGCAGGAATGAGTCGGGGTCGCGGAGGAGTTGCGAGGTTAGGTCGGGGGCTGCCATGCGCTAAAGGTCAAGCGCCGCGTTCTTTCACCAACGCCTCGGCGGCATCTCGCAGCGCCTTGCGCGCTTCGGGAGAAAGCCCCTCAAGGTCGCTCGTCTGGATTCCGACCGGCGCACCCTCAGGCCCGGTCAGCTCCTGCCGAGGCGAATGCTTCTTCGGCGCCTTGCGCTCGGCCAGCCAGATCATGCCTTGGAGCATGACGCGCCCTGCTTTCTCATCGACGGCGCCGCTCCGAATTTCCTGCACCAGCTCGGAAATGTCGTCGGCGTCGGCGTACCCGCCTGCCTCGCGCGCCTGGATGTAGAGGTCCGTGAACGGGTGGTCCGGCTTGACGACCCAACGCAGGACCGTGCCACGGTCGGGCATCCCTTCGTCGCGGCAGATGGACCGCAGCGATTCGCCTTGCGCGAGCCGATGGCAGATTTCCTCGGCCAGCTCGGGGGTGTAGATGGACGGGGCGCCGGGTTTGCCGTTAGCCATTGGTTATTTCTTCCATTCGCGGATGCCCTTCTCGACACTACGCCCGACCACGTAGCCCCCGATGCCCACCTGCACGATGTCGAGGAGGGCGAGCACCTGAGCCTCGCCCAGATTCGGGGGCGTGTAGCCGAGCCAGTGCGCCCCGACCAGGCCGGCGAACCAAAGCATGGTGACCGGGCGCCAGTTGCGTTGCAGCCACGACTCGCCCTGCGCCTCGGCGGTGATGATGCCGGCCTGGGTCGCGAGCCGCTCGAGCTCGCCCGTCTGCTGCATTGAGGCGAGCGCCTGCTGCGCCTTAGCCCGCTCGGTGGGGTCGGGGAAGATTCTCTCGATGAGCTTCTCGCCGATGCCGAGCGCAGCGGTGATGGCGCCGAGGGCCATGTCAGGCGCCGGACCCGAGACTCGCCCCGAGGGCGATGCAGAAGATCGACCATGCGGCGAACACAAACACTGCCCGCTTCGGGTAGGTCTCGATCAGGTCGGCGGCTTTGATGGTGATTGCTTCCATGTCTGGCTCCTGTTCTTTCGCTGCCCCGTTACTGCCCCGTCATCTGACGCGCCCAATCGTGGCACGCCTGCGCGGCATACTGCCGCTGCTCCGGCTCGACGGATAGCATACACGTTCGGCGCGCATCGAGGTACGCGGCTGCCTTGGCCGTCTCCAGCAGAGACGGCGGACGCTGTGATGCGCAGCCGCCGAGAGTCAGGAGCAGGCTGGCTACGAGTCCGGGCCGGATCGATCCCATCATCACCCTGCCGTCGTCACGTCGCCCGGCGCTTCGCCGGGTGGGACGGCTGGGCGCTTGTTGCGGGCCAGCACCCCGGCGAATCGGTCGATGATCTGATCGGACGCCGCCCCGGCCAGGATGGCGTTGATCGGGTCGAGGGAGCCGGTGGCCGTGAGCAGGAAGTAGGCCCCGACACTCGACGCGGCCGAGGACAGAATCTGGCGCCAGCGCAGGGCGAGGTAGCGGAGGAAGCTGAACTTCGGCACGCGCCGACCCACCTCGAACAGAATTTGCAACCGCGACACCAGCCACGCGGCGGCGGTGAGGGTGGCGGGGTGGGTGATCCAGTCGTGTAGGGTCATGGTCCTATACCCCGAGCGAGCGCCAAGGGCGCGCGTCAAGCCAAGCGTCCTTGATCGCCCACCATGCGCGATACAGCATCTTCCGCCACTGCGGCAAGGATTCCCACCAATCAAGCCACTCGGTCACGGCGCGCGCGACTTCGGGTTGCATGACCAGATGCGTCGGGCGACCGGCTATCTTGTCCATGTCTGCGAGGATGCTGCTGATTTCGTCGTCCATGCTCAATAACTCCAGATATGGGGCCGAGGCCGCCCCTGGATTGCGGGCGCGAGGTCGAGGTGTATGAACCGACCGCCGCCCTTCTGCTGAACGCCGAGCCCGCGCACGTTATGAGCCAGCGCCTTCTCGACCAGCAGCATCGCCAGCGCCCCCGAGCACGCCACGTCCACGGCGCAGCCGAGGCTGTGCGTGCCGGGGGCGGATTTCCTCGCCTCGATGGGGTGGCTCGGGTGGCGGTAGCCCGACGTGATGATCATCGGGTGCCCGAAGTCATCGCGGAGAGCTTGCAGCCAGTTCATGCAACTGACCTGCATCCCATGCTCGCCCGTGTGCTGGCACGCCAGCTCGTGCGGTCGGAAGGAGTGCCAGGGCCAGTTATCGGGGGTTGCGATCACGGAAGGCTCCACCACCATGCGGCCAAGGTTGCCGAGACCCCGAATACTACCCCAAGCCAGAACCGAATGCGCAGGGCCAGGATCAGCATCCGCGCCGTGCGGGGTTCGAGGAGGAGGGTGGGGTGAGAGATTTTCATAGGTTGGCCGCTATGTATTCCTTTCGCGCGCGTGTGGTGGCGGAAAGTGAG